GTGGAGGGCCGCTGGGAGGGGTATGTGATCGCGGCGCACACGCACTCCACGGGTGGGGGTGTGGGGGTGGAGGTGCGGCAGGGGTGGCACCGGGCAGAGCACATCAGGGTGGTGGGAGATTGATGGGCTCAGGGTGTTGACTTGTGTCCTAGTTAGGACATAGAGTGAGTGTCACGAGGTCAGGGCATCAAGGCCCAGACCAACCTCCACCGGGAGTGATCCGAATGACCAGCATCATCGCCCTCAACGAGTACACCAGCCACGCGCACCCCGAGGCCGACAAGGTCGCCGAGCTGGCCACCGAAATGGCCGCCAACGGCTGGGTTGGCGCTCCGGTCCTCACCTACAACGCCGAGTTCGCGATGACCGGCACCCACCGCATCGCCGCGGCCCGCGAGGCCGGGATCGAGATCCCCACGATGGACCTGGCCGAGGTGGTCGATGACGCCGACGAGCGGATCATGGAGATCCAGTCCGAGCTGGGCGGCGAGGGCCTGGAGATCGCGGCGGCGCTGATGGTGATCGCGCTCGGCGAGGACCGCGCCGAGGAGCTGGGACTGGATCTGGACGTGGCCGCGATGGTCGCCGACATTGAGGAGATGTGATGGACCTGCACGAGGACGGCGAGGAGATCGTCAGCATGAATCCGGCGCACTTCCGCACCCTGCGGGAGTTGGCCGGGCTGACGCAGGCCGACGTGACCGCGCAGGCATGTGTGGCCGACCGGACGGCGCGGCGCTGGGAGTCCACCCATGAGGCGCCGCTGGCGGTGCAGGAGTGGGTGCGCGACTGCTGGCGACAGGTCCGCTCAGCCGCACAGGCAATCGCCGAAGCCCGCGCCGGGGATGGCGAGGTGCTGCTGACCCGGACGCCGACCGGATGGGAGCACGACGGTTACTGGACGGCCGGAATGGACGCAGCGGTGGCGCGGCTGACGCTGGCGCTGCTGGAGCTCGGCGGCGCCGAGGTGACGGTGGTCAGTGGGCTCCCCGGCGATGCCTGACCCCCCGCACACGCCAAGAACCGCCCCCCGCCAGTAGTGGCGAGGGGCGGTGAGGAGGGCGCGGATCAGGCGATGCGCAGGGCTACTCACCAGTGTCGGTGTTGCTCGCTGCCGTCGCCCCGATGCCTGCGCCTACAAACGCGGTCACGGCGAGGACGACCTTGAGCCACGTCGGCTGAGCTTCGTTGGCCGTCGCATACCCGACGGCGGTCGCGCCCTCACCGAGCACGATCACGGCGTAGACGGCGTAGAGCGGCTTGCGGATACGGGCAGGGATGATGTCTTTGAGCACGGTCAGTTCTCCTTGGAGTAGGGCCATTCGGGCAGGTCGACGGTCTGGCCAGCGAGCGCGTGCTCGCAGTCGCCGAGGTACTGGATGCGGCCATCGGTCACGAAGCTGTGACAGCGAGTGCCAGGAGGGCCCTGCACGAGCACCGACGGCGAGAAGGTCGGTCGCTCGAGGTCACCATTCCACGTCCACGCATCGCGGGCGCCGTAGGTGATGCCGTGCGCCTCGTCGCAGCCGGGACACCAGAAGTGGACGCGGTTGCCCTGCGCGCGAGCGGCTCTCATTTCGCGGTGATCTTCTTGAGCCACGCCAGCGCGTTCACGACGCGCTTGTGCTTGACGGGCTGGTTTGCCTTCGTGGTGGCGGTCTTGGCCTTCTTGAGTGCGGCGATCGCGGCGTCGACGTTCTTGCCTCGAGTCTTCGGCTTCGGGGTGCGCAGCTTCTTCCCGATCGCGGCCAGGCCGCCGGGTGGCACGTTGATCTCGAAGTGCATCGCGTCCACGGTGTGGGTGTAGTCGCCGCCCCACCGCACGACGTGGTCGAGCTCGGCGAGGATCGCGTGCACGGCGGCGACCTGCTTGGTGGTGAAGGTCTTGGAGGTGGCCACGGCGTTGGGGTGCTTGGTGGCGTTGATGTCGATCGCGGTCCCTGAGGCGTGGTTGGAGAGCTCGTTCGGCGAGTTGACGTTGGCGCGGTACGCAAATCCCCAGTCGTCGGCCACTGGTCCCTTGACCGGCTCGACCCGCTTGTCGTACTGCTGCACGAGGTATGTGAAGACGGTGGCGACGTTGGCGTTGTCGACGATGCGGAAGGACACGCCTTTGACCGGAGTGATTAGGCGCGTGCGGAGATTGGCTGCTGCTGGCCAGCCGTTCTGGGAGGTGCTCACTTCTTCGCCTTCTTCCCGACGACCTGCGTCACCTGATAGCCGAGCCCGGACAGGTGCCCGCGCATCCCGTATGCCTCACTGAGCCCGATCACGTCCGGGTGATACCTGGTCGTCCATCCCTCGATTGCCTTGCGCACATCAGCCGGTGCGTGGCCCACGCGGACGTTCCACCAGATCGCCGTGAGTCGCTGGTCCTTGCCGTTGGCGTCGGTGTGCTCGTAGGTCACCAGCACCGCGTGATGATCCGACCCGTGCTTGCCGAGCCGCGTCTTGGACACGATCCGGCAGCGCTTGTAGGCCGTCAGGTCGATGCCGTAACCCGCTACGCGCTCGCCGGTGCCGGTGCGTGCCTTCGCTGCCGGGGTGTTCCAGTCGCCGCCCGCGATGGTCGGGCCGCGGTGATTGCCGAACCAGCGGCGGATGCGTCGTAGAGACTCGGCCTGTTGGGCCTTGCCGAACGGCAGGTGCGTGATGAGGATCTTCCACCGCACCCCGTGCTCGATGCCGACCCACTTGTACTCGCGCGGCTCATGAGCCAGACCGGCCTTCGGTCCACGCCACGGCAGCCGCATCCGCAGCACATGCCTGCCCGCGATGTGCAGACCGTCGCGGACCAGGATCGCGGTCTCGTCGCGCTCTGAGATAGCCATGGGTGCCTCCTGTGGGCATGCAAAGACCCCGCCAGGTGCGGGGCCGGGGGTGGGTCAGTCGTCGCTCTTCGGCGGCGGCAGCAGGTCCGGGTCGCCCTCGGCGAGCAGGCGGTACATCTGCGCCGACTCCGCCTGTGCAATGGCGCGCTCGTTGCGGGCCTGCTTGAGCTCGGCCACATCGTGCTCCACCGCGTCGAGGCGGCGGTGCGCGTCGTTGAGGCTGGCGACGGTCTCGGTCAGCTTGGCGAGCGTCTCGGCCTGCGTGCGTTGCCCGTCTTCGACCTGCGCCATCCGCACACCAAGCCCTGCCTGTGCGGGCACCAGCTCACGTCCAGTGGATGCGTCGGTGATTGCATCCCGGCCGACCAGCGTTTCGATGACAGCCGTCACGGTCCGGCGCGCTCGTTTGATTCGCGGACGACCCCACTTCCACCAGCCGCCGATGAGGCCGAGGACAGCGACGCCAGCGGTAGCAGCTCCGGCGATCTGGTCAGGGCTCACGGGGGTCTCCGATCATGTGCCGACTGGGTAGGTGACCATGCCTGCGACAGAGGAGGTCGTGGTGCCATTGATCTGAACTGCCTTGACCTCGCCCGCGGTAGTGACGAGCACGATGCCGTTGCGGCCCGAGAAGGAACCTCCGACCTGAGCCTGGACCGAGGGGCGGTAGTCGGATGGGATGCCGTTGGCAGCCGTCACGAGAGTGGTCACCGTGCCTGACGCCATGGAGATGGAGCCGTCGACCTGGACGAAGACGATGCCGTTTCGGACGCACCATCGGGCGGTGGTCAGCGATGAGGTCATCGTCGTCCAGGCGACGTCATCGAGGTTGGTGCCCGCGAAGCGATAGTCGCCGTTGCCCTTGATGATGGTCAGGGGGTCGGTGCCGTCGGTGTCTTCGGAGACGATTTCGCCAGCGGGAGCCGCCGGAACGACAGTGGCCCCCGGAATCGTGATGGTCTTGATCTCGCAGCTGTCTGCTACGAGATCTTTGATGATCTGAACACTGCCGTTGACGTAGAGCAGAGCGTCGTCGGGATCGTCGTTGAAGTTGTTGCTGATCGATACCTGCGACGCCCCCAGCTTGATCGCCCTTGGGTTGTAGTCGAGGCTGATCGTTGACGGGCCGTGCGTGGCCGACAGGTCCTCTGTATCTGTTCCTGAGGCGATGAGCAGCTTGTTGGAAAAGGTGGCTATGGAGCCCGGGTTGAGCGTCCAGTCGGTGTCGTAGAAGATGATCCGATTCGAGTCCCCGGTCAGCCCGATGACGATCCGGGGGGCAGTATCGGACGGCGCCGTTTGCAGGGTTGATCCCGTGATCGTCACGCCTTCGATCTCGATGCCTGACAGAGTTCCCGTAGTGATCACTGCCGCGTTGATGCTGGCGATCAGGAGACTGTCGACCTTGACCTGCGTCCAATCCGTGCCGCCGTCGCCGTGCCACTGCTCAGTCACGAGCTTGTTGCCAGAGCCGTCGTCGGTGAAGACGAACCACGTGTCACCCTCGGTGTTCGCCGCATCCCCGGGGCCATCTTCGGAGTAGGTGATCACGTTCTTGCCGTTGGCCGCGGTCTGGGCGGCGTTGATAGCATCCGTCACCGTGGGCGGCACGGCCTTCTCGGAGAGCACCGGCTGACGCCCCGGGACCTCGAGGATCGTGGACAGGTCGTCGGCCACCTTGACCGGCAGCGGCGGGTCGTAGTGACCCTCGGGCAGCAGCGCGCGGAGTGCATAGGGCAGCGGGACGGGGATGGTGTCGCCCTCGCCGGGGTCCACCACTGCAGTCCAGTCCTGCGCCACCTCGCCACCGACGACCACCAGCACGGGGTCGGACTCGTCGACCGCGGCCGTCAGGGCCGTGGCCAGAGTGATGACACCGGTAGAGGGGTCGACGGCGGTGTAGTCGTACTGCACACCGCAGATGTCCAGCGTGCCGACGTTCGCGTCGTCGGCGTCGGTGGAGTCGACGACCGCGGCGAAGTCGGTGGTGTCTTCCACCGTCACCGTCGTGTCGCCGATCGTCTGCGCCGCCAGTGCCGAGGAGCCGCGCGGCTGCACCGTCACGTCGGTGAGCATCCCGTCCAAAATCACACCCGCCTATCTTTCGCTGACCGCTCCGAAGGGAGCTTCTTCCACCCGTGCTTGGTGCTGGTGGAGGTGTGCTTCTTACCCTTCTTGTCCCGCCAGTGGTGCTTGGTCTTCTTCGTGGTCTGCCGCCACCGGAGCTTCTGAACCCGCGACCGCACGCGGGGAGGCTTGCGGGAGATCACCGTGCGGCCGATCGTCATGTCCGAGGCCACGCCGAGCGGGATGGATGCCGTGGAGACACGCACCACCGGATTCGCACCAGACACCGCGAGAGTCACGATGTCGTCGGCGTCGAGGTTGAAGACCGGGATGACGGAGTACTCCTGGGTGACCTTCGCCGGGACGCCTGCCTTCAACGCGGCGGTGGCGCTGGCCTTGACCTGCGCTGTCGAGGTCAGGGAGTCATCGGAGACCAGCAGCGGCAGATACCGCGGCACACCGTTGCGGGCCAGCGATGACGGGGACAGCGGGTCCGAGGCCGCGAGTTGGGCGATCGCCTGCGGCTGCGTCTTGATGGTCTGATGCTGCTTGTTCGTCGTGGTGGTCGCCTTGCCGGTGACCTGCACCCAGTTGACCTCACCCGCGAAGTCCACGCTCGTGTTGGGCGGCTCGGTGACGTACGGGATGGCGAGCACCGACGCGGTCGGCATGGCGCGCATCATCAGGTAGCCGGAGGCGTCGTAGAGCAGATGCCAGCCCAGCTCCTTCGACGCGATCCTCGACGCCACCGCGAACGGGGACGCGGAGTCGTCCCAGCCCACCGAGTAGTCCTTGCTCAACCGCCTCCCCGTCGAGGCGGGCAAGCGGAAGTGGAACTCGCCGGTGCAGTCGGCCATGATCGCCTTCACCGCCGCGACAGCATCGGCGCCCTTGTGGACCGTGTACGGCTTCGACCCGCGGTTGGCGAGAATCGCCTTGTCAGACAGGGAAACGTCCACCTCGGCGCCGTTGCGGGCGATCGTCGTCGGAGCCCCTACGAAGCACGTCGCCGCCACGTCGGTGCCATCCACGTCGATGACGTGCTGGACCCGCACCAGCCGGTTGACCCACAGACTCGTCCCCGACCACGCCGCGGTCACACCGAAGTCGAGCGCGTTCTGGTCGTCGATCAGCGTCAGCGACGCCGTGCGACGCACCCCGTTGTCGGAGGCAATGATGTCGACCTGACCGTCGAGCAGCGTCGCAGAGGCGACCGGCTTCTCGTTCAGGTCGAGCACGTCGACCTCGAGCCAGAAGTCGTGCGACCCGAACAGCCGGCGGTAGTAGGCGTCCTTCGACGGCCAGGCCAGGGACCGCACTACTGAACCGCCTTGGCCCACCAGTCGAAGGCCACCGCGACCACGCGTTGACCGGCCATGTCGGTCGGCTGCTCGGCGGTGTCGATGTTGCCCACGATGCACCGGTAGGACTGGCGTCCGAGCACCAGCCGGTACAGGTGCCCCGCGTCGTTGCCCTTGAAGTTCGCCAGCGCCGCCTCGGAGTCCGCGGCCAGTGATCCCGCCGTGTCCACCAGCAGCCCGGACACGGAGCCCTGCGCGGGCAGGCGCACCATCCGCCGGCGGATCACCTCGATCGGGCCGTCGGAGGAGATCGGCACGTGTTCGATGGACTGCTCCGGCTCCGACTGGTCCTGGTCGTCTCCGCCCCAGACCACGACCATCTGCGTCGGGTCCTCGTCGTCGACCAGCCAGATACCCGAGCACGTCGGCGTCAGGGTGACCGTCGGACCACCCGAGGCGATCGCACCGTCGGTGATCGGGGCCACCCGGTAGGTCGTCGAGGTCAGCATCGGAGCCGACACGTCACGAATCTCGAAATTCGTGCCGTCGAAAACATCGGTGCCGGTGTAGCGGGCCACCTGGACGCCGTCGCGGAACACCGCCACCTCATCCGGCGCGCCCTCAGACCGGGTGCCGGTCAGCACCACCACCGGAGACGGAGCCGACATCTCCGCGGCCAGGGTGTCCACCGGCGAAACGCCCGAGGACAGTTCCAGCGTCACGTCCAGCTCGGCGTACATCGTCACCGGCGACCCCGGACCAGCCGAGCGGTCCACGTCATCCCAGACCCACACCTGGATCGTGCCGGTCTGCCCGTCCTCGGTCAGGCCCTTCTGGAAGAACGCCGACCCCGGAGTCCACGCGGTCGCCGTGCCTGCCGTGCGGCCCGAGTCCGAGAGCACCTTGCCGTTCGCGTCGACCAGCTTGGCCTGCCACGCCACCTGCGTGCCGGAGGCGAGCGCCCACTCCACCGGTGGCGTGCCGTCGGTGATCGTCGAAGACGCCGGGGAGGTGATCGACAGCGTCGGCTTCGCATTCCGCGCCAGCGATGCCCATGAGGACCAGTCCGACCAGCCACCGTCACCGCGCTGACGGACCCGCCACACCTTCGAATCGCCATCCGCCAGACCGGCGTAGTCCGTGGCCGAGAGGTCGAAGAGACCCGAGACCACCGACAGCGTCCCGTCGAAATCAGGATCAGAGTCCGGGTCATCGGCGATCTGCACATTCGCCTCGACGATGTCGTCGTCGGCATCCCACGACAGGATCGGCTTCGCATCCGAGACCGAACCCGACGACGGAGACAGACCCGTCGGAGCCACCGGAGGCACCGTATAGGTGACCGTCAGCTTCGGCGGAGCCGCCGAATCACCAGTCCCGCGCAGCGGCACCAGCGGCCCGGAGACCGAGGCGATCAGCAGCCCGTAGTTCGTGGCCGTCCCCGACACCCACGACTGCACCAGCGCCGTCAGATCATCGGAGCTGAAATTCCAGTACGTGCCCGCCACCGGAGAGGTACGCGACAACGACGCCACCGGGGGTGTCGAGACCAGCGTCGGCAGCGTCGACCACGTCACCGACGATGTCCACGCCGAGGTGATTTGGCACAGCTTCAGCTCCGCCGTCCCCGAGAACGTCCCCCAGCCGCAGATCGACAACGTCACCGACGTGACCGTCGCGTTCTTCGGGATCCACGCCACCGACATCGACAGCAGCACATCCCACCACGGGTCCGCGCCCACCTTCACCGGCGTGATCACGCCGAACTTCTGCGACGCCTTCGCCGAAGCGACCTGGACAGCAGTGATGCTCCGCGTCACCGTCGCCACATCAGCCTCCGATCCGGGCGTCGATACGGTCGTCGATCTGCGCGTTCACCCACGCCGACATCTCGACACCGTCGATGGTGACCACCATCGGCGCCGAGATGTCCGAGGAGTGCGACAGGCTCACCGACGGCGCAGCAGCGGCAGGCGTTGCCGGGCGCGGCTTGAAGCCGTAGTCGTTCAGCTTGTCGTTGGGGATGATCTGGCCGTCGACCGAAGGGACGAATGCCTCTCGACCGAACTCGCCCACCGTGTACAGGTCGCCGGCGGTCACCCGGCCGCCGACCGCCTTTCGGTTGGCCTGCTGAGCAGCTGCGTGCGCGTTGTTCGTCAGCACCGTCACCGTCAGCCGCTTGTCGTGCAGGCCGTCGAGCTGACGCTTGAGACGACCCACCGCCGTGAGGGCCTGCGGCACGCCGTCGATGCCGAGCTTCGCGTTCCACTGAGGATGCGTGACGCCGCCCAGCGCGGCCGACAGCTTCCCCGCCGCGTTCTTGCCCGACTTCCACCAGCGGGTGAAGTCGGCGTTCATCGAGTCGATGTCCAGCTTCGACCCGTGCGCCAGCTTCGACAGGATCGAGGCGCCCTCAGGCCCCAGCGTCGCGAGCTGCTTGATCAGCCCTTCCTTCACCCCACGCTGCGAGGCCCGGTAGGCGTTGTCACCGAAATCGTTCATCGCCTTCGCTTGATCACGGAGGCTCTTCTCGAACGACGCGACGGAGCCCTTCGCGTCCTTGGCGGCCCCAGCGATGTCGCGGAACTTCGTGATGCTGTCGTTGGCCGCCTTGTTGTCGGCCTTCACTGCGGCAGCGTTCGCCTTGGCGGCGGCAGTGTTCTGCTGGGTTGCGACCGTCGCCGCCTCGGTCGCCCTCTTGGCGCCATCGAGCGCAGTCTTCTTGTCGGACCACGCCTCCTTCGACTTGCCGAGCGCCGAGCTCTCGTCGTCGATGCCTGCAATGACCTTGACCGCGTCATAGCCGCCCGCATCCTTCGCCGCTACAGCGACGCGTCGGAAGGCGTCCTCATTTCCGAGGGCAGCCGCCGTGACATCACCGAGGCTGATGCCCAGCTTCTTGGCAGCGTCGATCGCTCCGCTCTTCGCCAGCCCGTCATAGACCGTGGTCTTCGTGTTCTCGGTGAGCGCACCCGTCTGGGCGTTCAGCGACTCGGTCAGATCATCGACGTGCTGCTTTGCCTCCTGGTGCGCCTGCCACAGCTTCGTGACGGCGATTGTGCCGCCGAGGACGGCCGCCCCCCACGGCCCTCCGATGAGTCCGAGCGCCCCGGAGAGGCCCTTCTGTAGACCGGTGACGCTTGCGTTGCCGACCTCGGTCGTTGCTGCCCTGAGCGCGAGCAGCGAGCCTGTAGCCCGGGCCGCACCGGAAGCCATAGCAGCTTCACTCGCTGCCGTTGTCCGGTACGCCTCGGCCGCGATCATCGCCTGAAGGCGGACCTCGGTAATCCCGGCCTTCACTCTTCCTAGTCCGGCCTGAGTGATCGAGGTCGCGCGCGATCCAACACCGAGCTTCTGGGCAGCGGAATACGCCAGCCACGCAGCAGCACCAGCCTTGACCGGTCCCGGGATTCCGGCGATAGCACTGACGGTTCCTCCCAGAGCTCCGCCGAGAGCATTAGCCGTTCCCTGAAGGTTGTCGAGGTCATTCGTCAGATCGGTGATGCCGCCCTGGAGCTTCGGAAAGACGCCGCCGAGCAGGCCAGCTCCGAGTCGGCTCGCAGCCGCACCCATGTTCGCCATCGCGCCGTCGAAGGTGTCGCCCGACTTCTGAGCGGCGCCGCCGATCTTGTTGCGAAGGGCGTCCTCAAGCTGGTCGGCCGACACCTTGCCCTCAGACGCGAGCTTCTTCACCTGGGCGGTCGACTTGCCCATCGACTGCGCCAGCAGCGAATAGACCGGGAGACCGCGCTGGGCGAGCGATTGCAGCGTTTCGTTATAGGCAGCGCCAACGGTGACGGCCTGGTTCATCACGCGGGCAGAGTCCTCGAACGTGCTGTTCGTCTGGGTTGCCACGTCACCGACGAGCGTCAGGTAACGAGTCAACTCCTGGCCCGGCTTGATACCTGCTGCTACCGCTGTGGCGGCCGCCGTCGCGGCAGCGTCGAGACCGTAGGCCGTGCCCTTCACCGACGCCAGCGCCGAGTCCATGATGGCGTCGACCTGCTTGGCCGACTCACCGAGTCCACGGAGCTTCGCCTCCGCATTCTCGATTGCGTCCAGACGCTCGAACCCGGAGAACAACGCCTTGCCGAGAGCGGCGCCCACGCTGACGATCCCGGTAGCAGCGAAGCTCTTCCTCAACGCAAGGCCGACAAGCCCGCCGGCATGTGACATCTGCTTCGCGGCAGCCTCAGTCATCGACGTGCCGAGCTGCTTGCCCGCTGCTACGCCGGCCGTCTTGCTCGACGCCGAGAGCTCGCGGGAAATGATCCCCGATGCGCCCTTGAGCGACGGGATGATCGGAAGCGCGGCATATCCGATTTCGGGCATTCCTTCACCACCTCTCAATCTGGCGAGTAGCGTGCTCAGGCATGTGGTACTTCATCGCGATCGTCGTGATCTTCGTGATTTGCCTCATCGGGGCCGGGGTCACCGAGAGCAACAAGAAGGCGAATCAAACGCCCGCACAGAAGCGCGCGGCGGATACCGCCCAATACGGACCCGTCAACTCGTCTTTGGTTTGCCCGCACTGCCAGGCTTCCGGTGGAGTGAGAACGAAGGCCGTTAAGAAGAAGCAGGGGATCAGCGGGGCGAAGGCGACGGGCGCGGTCCTCACTGCCGGGTTCTCAGTGCTGGCGACCGGGCTATCGAAGAAGGGCGAGATGCTCCAGTGCCACTGCTCGAACTGCAGCGTTACCTGGCACATCGCCTAGCTCCCGTACGCCGCCGCGCGTTCCTTGAGCCGGTTGCCTACCGCGTCGGCTTCGGCCTGCTTGATCGAGCCCCAGAGCGGAGCGTCGGGCGGTAGGTGTCGGATCAAGACCTTGAGCCTGCGTAGCGACATCTTGCCGCGCCACAGGTCGAGCAGGTCGTGGTCGGGGAGGAGTGATGCCTCCAACGCGTCACCGTGGTCACGGATCAGTCGGAGGAGGCCGGTGATTCCCCCGGCTTCATCTTCAGCGCCTTGCCCAGCCGGTCATCGAACGCATCAAAGTCGGCATTCGTGGGTCGGCTGCGTAGGAACCGGGCGAACTGCTCCGGCCCGAGCAGGGCTTCCATCGCCGGGCCGTTGAGTCCCTTCTGGGAGTAGAGGGTGAATTCGAAGGGCCAGGTGCCGTAGTCGCGGGGGACGGTGAACGTCTGGCCCTTCCACTCGATGGTGATGTCCTCGCCCTTGGCTTCGGCGGCACGGACATCGAGCTCGGGCTGGTCGGTTGTCTCGCTCATGGCGCAGTTCCTTCTCTCGCGCGCAGTTCAGAGATTGACTCGCCCCGGCCGAGAACTGCGCGAACCGGCCGGGGCGAGAGATGGATCAGCTCGAGGAGCTGGACGAGCTGGACGAGTCGAAGTCGTAGGCGCCGAACCAGGTGTCCCACAGCTCCTTGTTCGCGGCCGGGTAGACCTTGAAGGTGATCTGCGTCTGCAGGGCGCCGGACTGGGACTGCTGCGCGTCGCCGATGGAGTCGATCTCCGCGCGGCCCTTGGTGAACTGCTGCTTGAGCATGGTGCCCGTGGTGAGCTGCAGACCGAGAGCGAACTTGCGGGTCAGGTCGCGGGCCTTGACCGGGCCGTGGTAGCCGGGCAGACCGCCGCCGACCGCGGTGACACCGGAGGCGTCGTAGCGCAGTCCGAGTGCGGCGACGTTGTCCTCCAGTGCGACCACCTGCAGCGTGAACGCCTGGTTCGACCGCACCGTGGCCACGACGCCTGCCTCGGTAAAGGCCGGGATGTCGTTGGAGTCGTTGGACTGCGACTCGGTGAAGCCGTCCGGGGTGACCAGGCCGAGGAAGCCGAGACCTCCAGTGGCGGTGAACGGAGTGCCGAGGGTGGGCGCGGTGACGTCGGCCAAGTCTCCGATGAGTACGTCGGCGTTCGCCCAGGTTGCGACGTTGGTTGCGTCTCCCGACATGGGAGCCTCCTTCGAGGTAGGGGTTGGGCGCGCAGTTCAAGACCGCCGACGGCGGTCGGATCAGGGGGGCGATCAGGAGATCGCGACCGGCCGCAGCGAGACGGCGACCGTGAAGGTGCAGAAGGGGAGTTCGGTGTCCGAGTCGGTGCCGGGCAGGCGGCCGGTGCTGGGGTCGATCCGCCACACGCGCGCATCGCCGGGGTGGGCGAGGAGCTGTCCGCGAGCCTTGGCGGCGTTGGCCTTCGCGTCGGTGTAGTGGCCCTTCGCGGCCCAGCAGGTGACCCGGATCGTCGCAGTCTCAGAGTTGACCGCGGCGCCGGGGGAGCCGTCCCACCCGACCTGCGTGAAAGGCAGTGACGGCGGGGCCTCGGTGGAGGACTTGGGGAACCAGACGTTGACCTCGCCGTCCATCAGCGGGTCGAGGTAGTCGATGATCGCGTGTTCGGCGTCGGCGTACTCGATGACCTGCATCAGTGGCCCCGGACGTCCAGTCCTGCCGCGGAGGCGGCCTTGGTGATCGCGCCGTACTTCGCCTGCACTGCCATTCCGGCGGGGTGGGCGATGGTGACGACCTCTCGTGCGCGGTCAGTGGTCTGGTCCTCGATCGTCACAGGCAGCTCGATCTCCCCGCCGCCATGGAAGTCGCCGACGGTGATGCCTTGGCTGCGCAGATTGTCTGCGACCGACGACGCGGCGGCCTTGACGGCAGAGCGCGCGCCTGCGGACTTCAGGATCTCTTCGTAGCCGGCGGAGCTGGGATGGAATTCGATGCCATTCATGGCTGCTCCCATCGCTTCAAGGCGACCTCGATGCCGGCGGTTCCCCACACGGCCGGCTCACCGTCGACCGCCCACTTGCGGCCGTCGATCACGAAGTGGTCGTTCGGGCCAGGGATCGGTGCGCCGTAGGGCATGTAGAGCGCGCCGCCGGTGATGACCGCGGGCTGGCGAGGGTCCTCACGGTCCGTCGAGGTGCGTGGAGCGAAGAGGCACTGGTCGACGTCCTGCGAGGTCTCGGTCTCAGTCGAGTCGCCGTACTGATCGGTGGTCGTGGTGACCGTGACCAGCGAGACGGTGATGTAGTCGAAGGCCATCAGGCGACCTTCGTCCGCCAGTAGTGCTTGCGGTTTGCCACTCGTCCACATTCGCGACAGACGCGGGTTCCGTCCGGCGGAACGTAGAGATTGTCTCCGCTCAATAGGTGGCCGTTGTCGCAATGCGTCTTCCGCGCATTGACGGCATGGGGGCTCTGGCCGCGACGGACGTTCTCGGCATGCGTTACGGCTTCGAGATGTTCAGGGTTCACGCAGGCGCGGTTACGGCACAGGTGATCCAACTCCGCGCCGTCAGGGATGGCTCCATTCGCTTCGATGTACGCGAATCGGTGAGCGCTGATGGACTCCCCCGGAGCGCCCTGAAACGTGCCGTACCCGTCGCCGTTGCGACCACCCGTCCATATCCAGCATGGCCCGGATTTGTCGACGCGCTTCCAGAACCGTTCGGTCGGCGTACCGAAATAGTGCACCGAAAGCACCGTCTCCGGGCTTCCATGCTTACGCCAGCGTTCGTAGTGCATGCCACACCAGCCGCGCGCACGAATCGGCTTCTCGCACTCGGGCTGCACACAATGACGTGCCGTACCGTTACCCATATCGATCTCCTTTGCAGATCGGTCACGACCCCGGCTGTTGACGCAGCGCGGGGTCACTTACTTGGTGATGCGGGAGGTGAGCAGCGGTTCGAGCACCGGGTAGGTGCTGGCCTTGCTGTAGATCACGGCGAATCCACGGCGGCGGTCCTCGGGAGCGCGGCCGTTGTTCTTGGGCCACGGGTGGACCTTGACGCCGTCGAAGTCCCAGGTTTCACGGAGCGTCTTGGTGCGTGTGAACGCAGCCTGCGCGGCCTCCATCACCGGATACCGCTGGTCGTCAACGTCGTGAAGGACGACGACCGCGTCCTTGGCCATCTTCGGAAGCCAGCTCTTCAGGTCAGCGAAGGCGTTGTCGTAGTCGTGCAGGCCATCGACCCACAGCAGTCCAACCTTGGGGCCGTCGTACTCCTTGGCCGCCTCGGTCGAGGTCGCCTGCACGTAGTCCACGAACGGCGCTACTCCGGTCTCGTCGAGGTGCGCGAGGTACGCCTCCCGGGTCGAGGGCTCGACATATGAGGGCACCGAGGGAGCCGAGGAATAGCCGTCGGGAATCTCGCCCTGCTCGTGCGGGTCGATCGAAACCACGCGGGCGCCATTGCCGCCCTGCGCACCCATCGCCAGCCAGCCGGTCGTTCTGCCGCGATAGGCACCGATCTCGACCGCGACCTCGTCGGCGGGGACATGCGCGGCCAGGGCTTCGAGTGCCCAGCAGCACGGGTTCTCCACGAGCCCGACTGCGATCTTCTGATCGGTGATGGACTTCTCGTTCAGCATCGGAGCCTCCCAGGGTGAGGGTGTGGTGAATCGGGGGCGGATGTAGTCACCGACCACGCCCGCCCAGGTGTCCGGCGAGCAGGACAAGTAGGGCATCGGGTTGGCGAGCTTGTCGGTCAAGGAGTCGGTGCGAGCACACTTCGCGTTGCCGCGATGCTCGCCCTCGTCGCCAGCACCGGCGATGGAGTAGAGCTCGCCGACAGCAAGGGGGCGAGTGACCGGATATTCGGTCAGCCTCGCTCGCAGTTCGGAGGTCCAAAAAGGTAGCGGGGTGTGGCACTCGTAGATGTACGGGTCGTCATGCCCGTCTGCGACCCACTCGGCGGTCGAGATCACGGCCCGATGCCACGTGTTGAGCTTCCGCGTTTCCCGCTCGGCCGACGTCCATGCCGACAGCCGATTCTTGCAGCGGCAGATGACGAGCTCGGCGACCGGTTCGACGAGGAACATGTCGTCGTTCATGACCACCACGCGCTCGGCGGCATTCGGGTGGTTGACGTAAGCGGTCAGTGAGGCTCGCTGGTTGGCGAACTTCTCCGGCAGTGGCGCCAGCGGGATCGAGTGGCCACGGAACCAGCCGGGCACGTCGCCGACGACCCACACGTGTCGGTAGTCGGTGCGCAGGTTGGCCGCGACGGTGCGCAGGGAGTGACGGAGGTCTTCGCGGTCGCCGGGGCCACCGACAACGTAGACGAGGTCCGTGGTCATGATCCCCAGGACCAGCGGTTGTCTGACCACTGGCCCATCGGCACGTTGGTGCAGTCCGCGTTGACCACGGAGCCATCGAGCGGGTTGGTCGAGGACGAGAGGCCAGTCATGTCGACCATGTAGGCATCGGCCGCTTCGGTGGGGCTCTGGCAGATGTCTTGGAGCTGCCCGATCTCGCTGGGCCAGAGCCGATAGCCGGTGATCGGCTTGCGGGTGTCGAAGGTCTCCGACTCAGTGAACGGGCCCTTCTGCTCGGTGCGCTGCGACAGTGCACCGGAGCCGGCGTCGATCCATCGGGAGACCGAGCCGAGGAGGATCAGCTTCGCCTCTGCCAGTTGCGCCCCGGACGGCGCGGGCTCGGTGGCGAAGAGGCAGGGGGCGACCCGTGCCGCCTGAGCGTTGGCTCCGGCGACCATCTGCTCGGCGAAGTCTGCTGAGCGCATCGCCTCGGGCAGGTCGGCCATGGTGATGATGTCGGTCACGGGTCACCCCCTCTCGATCTCGTCGGGCTTCGGTCAGCTGGACGAGCTGGACGAGCTCGAGGAGCTGGACGAGTCGTCGCCCGCTGGGGTCACGACACCGGCGGGATAGGTGCCGCCGAGTCGGGTCATCGGGATCGCGACCTGGAAGCCCACCCGGAACACCACGCGCAGGGCCTTGGAGTCCTGCTGCATGAGGTTGAGGATGACCTTGCCGTCGGAGTCGGAGATCACGCCCTCCTTGAAGAGGTCGTAGGTGATGTCCTGACGGACACCGACGACGAACTTCGACCAGTCCAGCGCGAGGCCGGTGGCGGTGTCGGCGTCCCAGGCGCCGTTGCGGACCTCGTCGAGGTCGTACCCGAAGAGAGTGGCGTTGCCGCCCTGCGTCGGGGCGCCGAAGACGTAGTTGCCGTTGGCGTCCTTGATGACGCGCAAGCGCCAGTTCAGGCCCGGCTGGGTGGCGAAGCCGTTGACGGCAAAGCCGCCCTCGGACGCCTTGGAGGCGACCTCGGCGAAGGCGTCGGCGAGGTTCATCGAGGTGACGTCGGGGTCCAGCGTGCTGGCGGTCCCGATCTGGGCCACGTTCCCGGCCGCGACCGCGCCGGGAATGATCGCGGTGGGCCAGGAGGCGGGCTTGTCGGTGCCGAAGAGGGTGGCCTCGTCGACCTTCTTGCCGATGGCCTCCTTGAGCAGCGGCTTGATGCTGTCCCACAGCGGCACGTTGGCGTCGTCCACGACGGCGTCGGGGATCGGCACGATGACGGCCAGCTCCTCGGCGGTCATCGTGATGCCGGACCAGGTCGACTTGGTGGTCTGCTTCAGGCCGGTGTCGCCGTCGACCCAGTACGCCTCGGGCAGCGATGCGAGCACCGGCTGCTTGGACCTCTTCGACGTCATCCGGACGTTCTTGGCCCGGGAGAGGACGACGGAGTCCTCGGGCGCGGTCTGGATGATCTCGTTGACCACCTGGTCGGGGATGAGCTGGTCGGTCAGGTCAGCTCGCCCAATGATGTCGGCATATCCAGCCATGACGGGTTTCCTTTCGGGTTGCTTTGCGTCAGCGGCGACTGAGCTGGTCTCGCAGCCAGTCGCCGGTGCCGGTGGTGCCCTCGTCCCGGCCCTGTGCCGGGTTGGGCTTGGGGGATTGCTTGCCGCTCTTGCCGAGGTCGGCGAGCAGTTCGTCGGCGTCGGCCTCGAACTCTTCGCGGGTCTTGCCGACCAGGCGCTTGGCCTGTGTCAGCGTGAGCCCCTTCGTCAGCGCCACCTCGAGCCGTGCCACCTGCTGCTCGGCGGTGTCGCCTCGCTTCTGATGGGTGTCGCGGTCCTCGGTGATCTTCTGCAGCTCGGTCTTGTTGGCCTGCTCGATCTCGTCGAACTTGGCGGCCTTGGCCTTGAGGTCGTCGTAGTCGGACGGCTTGGCGCGCTTCACGCGCTCGCCGATGACCCGGTTCAGGTCCTCTTGGCTGGTGATGGGCTTGAACTGCTCGGCTTCCTTGCCGGACTGCTCTTCGCTCTTCTCGGCCTGCTGCTCGTTGGTGCCCTCGGCTTCGGGCATGGCTTCCTCCTGTGTCCGCACGTTGACCGCCGTGCGTCGGCGTAGACCCGGACCGGTTGGGCCGGGAAGTTCAGAGGTGCTCCGCGATCCACTCGCGGGCACGGGCCTGGTCGGCCTCGGAGTGCCGGACGCTGGGCGTGTACGGCTTCACCGGCTTCGGCTGGCCGTCGAAGGCGGGGACCGCCTGGCACTTGCAGTGGTCGTGCGCGGCGAAGTCGGCCGTCGTCTCGGAATACACGGCGCCTCGGCCGAGCAGCATTTCGCAGAAGTCGCACTCGCCAGTGCCGACCCGCTGCCAGCCGTGCGCACCGGGGTCAGCCGTGCTCGCCGTGGTGACGGTGCCGCGGGCGAAGTTCGCGATCCGCCGCTGCGTCCCGCCCAGGATGAGCGTCTGGAAGGTCGGGTAGTCGCTCGCCTCGGCCAGTGCCCAGCCGATCAGGGCGCCCGTGCCGGAGTCCTTGATGTCGATCGGATCGGCACGGAAGGAGCGGGAGACCTCGGCCTTCGCGCGCAGGTCGTCGTACCAGTCGGCAGCCATCGCGGCCGCTGCCTGTCCGTACTGGTCGACCAGCGCCGGGAGGATGTCGTTGAGTGCCTCGCCTGCATCGACGGCCTTCTCGACGGTGCGCCAGACGACCTGCAGGTCGGTGGCGGCTTCGTCGGTCAGCTCGGCGACGCCGTCACGCAGGCTGAGCAGTTGCGTCCGGCTCAGCCGCGCCACTACCGCTCCTTGCCGCGATCAGGCGGTCCACGAGTGCCGAGCCCTGCTGGCGGCGCTTCTCGGCCAACGCGCGGGTGATCTGGTTGTTGTCCAGGCCGAGCAGCTCGAGGCCGACCTCGGTCCCAGCGAGCCACGGCATCGCGGTGAGCTGCTTCATCCCAGCGTCGGCAGTGGCGGCCTTGGTCGGCGTCGCGGCCGAGCTCCAGTTGTCCACCGAGACGCGGGTCAGATAGTCGTCCGGGGCCTCGCCGTCGCGGAACATCAGCGCCAGCCGACCAACCTCCAGCCACGCCAGCCCGAACGCGGTCTGACGACGCTCGACGCGCTTGACCAGCCGCGCCTCCAGAGCACGGATCGCATCAGCTGAGGAAGGATTGTCGGTGTGAAAGCCGAGGTAGGTGGTCGGGATACCCGCCTCGGCGGCCAGCAGTTCGGCCCACTGGCCGACCTGGCTGATGAACGGCTCCGGGGACCCGACCTTGAGCTGCTCGATCTGCGCCGCATCGCCGTCAGCGTCCTTCGGCATGCCGATCAAGCTGCCGGCGAGCACCTTCCACGGCGAGGTCGGGTTGCCGTTGCGGTCCACGAACGCGTCCAGACCTCGGTTCAGCAGAGCGAGCTGGGGGATCGAGTAGAACTCCCGATTGCCCTCCATTCCGACCAGGGTCCGCACCGCCGCGTCGCAGTAGTAGCGAGTCGCGCGGGTGATCTCCGAACGGCCCAGACGGCGTGAGCCGCGAGGACGGTTCGACAGCGGCACCACCGGCACCGGGAGACCGTGCTCGTCGCGATCCACCTCAACCCACTTGCCGCCAGCCTTGGAGCAGGTGATCGTCGCGCCGGGGACATCGAGTACCAGATCAGTGACAGTGCTGTCCTTGACCTTCGTGATGGTCAGGGCGTTGTCGAGGCGTCGCGTCCGGGCGTTCCAGTCGCCCGTCGTGGTGTCGGCCGCGTGCGTGGTGATCAGCGGCGACGGCTCCCCGGTGTCACCGGAGCCGACCCGCACGAAGCCCAGGCCGAGCATCAGGGAGTCCAGGTGCGCGAAGCCAGACTCGACGGCGAGCTTGTTCGCGGCGTAGATGTCGCCCAGACCGAGGTCGTCGCCGGTGATCGACCAGCCGTACCAGTCCAGACGCTCCTCGATCACATCGACGACCGTGCCGCCCCAGCCGATCACCGCGCGGATTCGATTCGCCAGTTCGGCCGGGATGGCGATGCCGATGTGCTGCACGACCTGACGGGCCTCGTAGTAGGACCGGGCCGCGAAGTTCGCCTGGCCGTGCCTGGCGAGGTTGTCGAGCAGGCGCGAGATCAACGCCTGCTCATCGTTCGACAAGCCGGTGATCAGCACCGGGGACAGGGAGGTCACCACGAGGACGCCACCACCTTCCCTGCCATCGGATCGTGCTTCTTCGGGCCCTGGATCGACGCCGCCACCCGCGCCAGCGTCACCGCCACAAGGGGCTGGATCTCCACCGTCGGGCTGGACCGGTCATAGCCCCAGCCGCCCGCCTTGCCGATCTTTCGTTCGCGTGCGCCGGTACGGGCGTCGTTGAGTGACTTCTGGTCCGCGTGGGTGAGCGTGCGCGCTTCGGTCTCGGACTTCACCAGTCCGCAGCCCTTCGCCATGTCCGCCGCCGAGCCGGTCAGCGCCTTCACGCCTCGCGCCTTCAGGGTCGGGATCATCGAGTTGGCCGGGGACTCCGAGTCGATCATCACCGGCATCCGCCGGCCCGCCGCACGGACGATCCACTCGATCGCGTCGCGCTCGTCGAACCCGGCCCAGACCTCCTCGACGTGAGCCGACTCGACCTCCAGCCAACAGGCGCCGATCGAGACCTTCCGCGCGTGATTCATGTCCACACCAAGCGCGGTCGGCTTCACCTTCAACGACGGACCGCCGTCCGCGTTCGCCGCCCACGCGGCGGCGTCGATCGGGGAGGTGACCTTGTTGGTCTCATCCCAGATGCCCATGACCTCGCGGTAGACATCCTCCGGCGACATGTTCTCCACCAGCCGCTCGATCGCCGAACGCCCGACGCGGTACCCGTACGACGGGTTGGCGATTGACAGCCGCTCCCAGAACTCGGGGGCGTCGAGATCCGGGATGCTCTCGCGGTCCACCGGTGCGTCGGCGGAGAACTCCACGTATACGCCCTTGAAAGGGCGCCGCTTCTTCGGTTCGATCGCGCGATTGCGGCGGCGCTTGAAAGCCGCGTCCACGCCGAGCCGAGTCTCCTGCGGGCGAGGCGGTGTGCCCATGAAGAACGCCAGTCCGATCTCGGAGACGTTCATCGCGGCGAGCATGTCGGTCAGTGAGCCGGGCTTGATGTTCTGGCACTCGTCATAGACCTGAATGTCGACCTCGGAGAAGCCGCGACCAAAGCCAGCCGAACGGGCGCCGAACAGGATCCGGGAGCCGTTCGCGAAGTGCACGCCGCGGTTGTCGTCGGTGTTGACGACCGGGTGCTGAGCCCGCATCTTCGGACGGATCGCAGGCTTCTCCACGATGCCAGCGATCTTCGCCAGCGTCTCGCTCGAGGTCCGGTCATGGTGCGAGGACCACACGACCGTCGTCCCGGGCCGTGCCAGACATATCGCGATCAGGCCGACCATCACGCCCCATGTCTTGCCAGCCTGACGAGCGATGGACAGCGTCACGCCCATGACGTCGCAGCACAGACTGCCGTCGGAGCGCAACCCGAGAGCGATCTCCCAGATGTCCTGCTGCCACTGGTCCAGCGTGATGCCCATCCCGGGCAGCTCGGGTGCGATCAGCTCGTAGTACCGGGTGAACGCAACGTCATCGGGGATGACGCAATGGCGAGCAATCTCGACCAGGGGTGCCGGGTTAGCCGCTCTTGCGGTAGCGACCGGCATCAAACTCGACGACCTTGCCGAGCTTCTCGGCGTCCTTGGCCTTGGGGTCATCGCCGCTCTTGGCGGCATCGGCAGCAGCCTCGGCGCGCAACGAGACGATCTTGTGCATCAACCGGTCGGCTTCGATCGAGAGGGCCTTCACCTCGGTGCCGGTGATCGGCCGCTCGTCCTCACGCAGCTCGCGCCGCGGGTCCAACATCTCGGCGATGATCTCGTAGCGGCGTTCAGCTTCGGCGAGGACGTCACCTGCCTGCATCGCGGAGACGAGGTCGTAGATCTCTTCCTCGGCCACCAGGTCACCTCCATGTCCGTCAGTTGACCGCCTGACGTCGGCGTAGATGCGTCCGGAGCAGACGCAGGGTCAGAACCGGCCTTCTTGGCGGTCCTCAAAAAATCGCTGGCACACACATCCGCCTATGCCGGGAGGGGCGGGAGCCGGAGGGCGCGGGGGTTTCTCCCCACCCGTCTCACCACCAGCAGCGAGAAGTCTCGAAGCTCACCGGCACCGGCTCGGCAGCACTGTCGAGCTTGTCGCTCTTCGCTCGGTTGCAGCGACGATGAGCAGCGGCCTTGTTGTCGAGCGTGTCAGCGCCGCCCTGATTCAACGGCACGACGTGGTCAACCTCGAACGAATCCGGGTGCGGAGTCCGTAGCGCGTAGTCGATCTCGCCCTTGCAGATGTGGCACGGCGGCTTAGTCCGACGGATCGCAGCGCGGTGCTTGTCCCGCACCGTCGTGTTCCGCCCGGTGCTCATTCGCCCTCCACCACCTCAGCCACAGCAGCCCGGTACGCAGCCAGTGCCTCGGCCCGGAGCTGGGCGAGTGCATCCGGGAACGAGGATGCACCGCGCACCGTTACGGTGATGTTGGAGCCGTCCGCCCAGGTGTGGTCGATGGTGACGGATGCCATCGCTCACCGCCTCAG